GTCTTCAGTGGAGTTCACGGAAGAGTATCATCAAGAACCTAGCTTAGGAGTAGATCACACATTATGAAGACTATCCGAGTTAGAATCTCTCCAGATGGTAAGAACGTGAAGCATATCTACAATGATGCTTTGCGTTCTATGGATAAAGCTTTGGGAGACTTTACTATTAATCGGGCGACTGATATCTTCTTTGATAATGTGGAAAATGCTTGGAAGATAAAAATCCTTGAGGATGGTAAGATACTTCCAAATGTCTTTGAACATCGATCAGATGCTTTAGCCTTTGAACATGAGTACCTCCAGAATAAAATGCTAGAAGAGGTAAGGGCTTGTGAAGCTTAATACCAAAGAGGCTTTACAGCGTGGAAGAGCTAGAGCCAAGGAAGGTAGGAGTAGGAGAGAAGCAAAATTTTCTTCTGCTCCTGCCTCACCTAATAAGCTCATTCGATTGTTTAATGGTAAGTTTCGGGAGAACGATTACGGATCTCCTTTGCCTTTAGCGCAAAAGACTAGAGGTATGTTGAATGGGTTTATTAGGTTAGGCAGGAACAATGGCTGGGAAGAGAAAAAGTTTTATGGAGTAATCACAGATGTAGTTGAAAATTGGGAGACTCTTAAAAGAAAAGAGATAAGAACCCTTAACGGGAAAAAAGTATTACTCAGTGATCGTCCTAGTCTTCTGGAATTTTTAATAGCGAGAGATAGCATACTATCGAAGCTATACGAAATAAAGAACGAAGAGTTAAAAGAGGATGAAGTAAAAATTACTTCTATAGAAACAGAAGAGAAAAAATTCAGTCCATCAGAAGAGGATATGGAATCTGAAATGGAAAAACAGATGGAAGATTATCTGAATAATTTTTAGGAGACTTATGGTAAGGTATGATACTATTCTTCGCTGTATGCAAATGCTCAAAGCAATAGAGGCACAAAGAGGAGAATTTACTGTCAATGATTTGGCAGCATATACAGGAATGAGTAAGAGATCGGCGTACAGGTATTTTGAATCTGCAAGCATGGTTTTACCGATAGCAGAAATGTCTCCGTTTAAAAGGGGAAGACATAATGGCGAAGGAAACATTGCAGCAAAATACAAGCTCATGAGATAAGGTAAATACATGCTAGTAGACATTGTTCATCCTTGGGATGTAGACGCAATAGCCGATAGGTGGAAGTGGGCTGTAGGATACTTGTCTTTAAGGGGTATAGATCCTAACTCTTCTTTCTATAAAAAGCCAAAGGGAAGAGATCGTCTAATATCTCAAATTGACTGCATGGTAAGAACTTCTCTTGGAAGTAGAAATTGGGCTGTTTGTATGTGTGAGTCCACTGCTTACATGAGAACACTTTTCTTCTATGTAATGGCTACCTACGTCTTCACGACAGGGGAGAGAGCTTATGTCGCTGATGCAGAAGATTTAATTTTATCTGTAGATGATCACGACAGTAACACCAGAGACATTGTAGAGTTTGCGGATCTTCTAATGATTTGCCATTGCGAACCGGAGTACCCGGCTTTCAAATGGAAGAGAGCAGCAATAGCAAATATTTTACATAGAAGAAAATTCCGTAAGCTTTCTACTTTTGTGGATTTGTTTGCTCCTACTATTCCTGATCCCCTGCCTAAAAAAGAAAGGATAGGAATAGCGAAGAGAATTACGGATTCTTTTGGAGCAAGTGTTTATGATCTCTACGAAGGAGATGAATCTAAACATCTAATTGTAAGAACGAAAAAAGAAAGACAAACTGAACTAGCTTCCTGATAAGGAGAATTTGTGTCTAGTGTAGGATTTGGTTTAATTAATTCTCTTATTCAATCGGGAGACAGGTTCTCTTCTTTGAATGATTTCGGAATAAGCGAAGACCATTTCATTGATAATGAAGTCTCCGCTTATTCTTTTACGAAATCATTTATTCTTGAGCATGGGCAGTATCCACAGGTATCCACGATAGCGCGGCATATCGGAGACATTACTGCTTTTGATGGATTAGAAGATGAACCTGTTTCTTATTGGGTAGAAGAAGTAAAAGAGCGCAAACGGTATTCTGATATAAAAAATACTCTTGTTCATGTTCGTTCCCAAACAGAAGCGGGAAACATATCTGGTGCTATAGATCTTCTTGCAAACTCCTATATAAATTTAAGGAACAGTTATACAGGCCAAGGCATAGAAGACTTAAGAGAACTTGAGCAAAGAGTATTAGAGAATCACGATACTATCCAGAGATCTCCTGACATTCCCGGTATCCCTTTTGGATTCCCTTTTATAGACACTCTTTCAGGTGGTGCCCAAAGAGGAGACTATATTGCTATCGTAGGAGAGACAGGTGTAGGGAAGACATACCTAGCTCTCAAGATGGCGAAGACCGGATTCGATGCTGGTCATAATATCCTAGCGATATCTACAGAGATGCCTACTCTCCAAGCAGCTAGAAGAATTTTAGCGATGGAAGGTAGATTTTCAACTACTGATCTTAAGATGGGAAGACTTTCTCATTTTGGGAGACAAAGAGCGCAAAGGATAGTTGAGCAAGGTGCTGCTAGTGTTGAAGGGAGTAATTGGTTTTACTTTCTTCCCGGTGGCATGTTTTCAAAAGTAGAAGACATTATAATTTTAGCCAGAGAGATGAAGCCCGATCTACTAGTTGTGGATGGGGCTTATTTGTTACAAGTAAAGGCTGCTTCATGGTGGGAGAAGAACATGGAAGTGGCAAGACAATTGAAGAACCTATCTTTGCTAGAAGACATTAGAACGATTTCAACTTATCAATTCTTGAAGAAAGACACAGGAAAATTAGAAGGCGTGGGCGGCGGTTTTGCTATTCCACAGATTGCATCAATTGTCTTCTCTTTTGAGTATGAGAGAAAAGAAGATAGAGAAAATAATAATGAGGTACAATACCGAAAATTAAAATTCATAAAAGGTAGAGATGGAGAATCCGGATCAGTACGAGTATTGTATAATATGAAGAGAACTTCTTTGACACAAGATAGAGTATTGACAGGTAGAGTAGATCCAGATGAAAGAACGACATTAGGGGATGAAAGTAGACTCTTAGATGAAAACGAAGTAGAAGAGATTTAATTTAAAAAAGTTATTGACATACTTCTTAGAAGTAATGTATAAGCAAAATTACTCAGCCCCTTGTGGCGTTGTGTATCTCCATATTCTTCCCAATAGAAAGGGAGGTAAGGTTCCCCGGCCTTGTCTCCCTTTCGCTTTTTAAAGCGTTGACAAAGCCTCACTGTTTTGGTAAGCGATAACCTTAGAACAAAAATTTTGTCCACTATAAAAAGCATTTACTTAGGGGAGACAGCATGTCTTTTTTTCAAGCGATAGTCCTACCTAGTGTTGAGCTACCAAACAAACCTACCTATACAATCAAGGAAACCCTTACCATTATTGGATGTAGTAGAACTACTCTCTATAGAAAAATTCACAGAGGAGAGTTGACGTTAACTCCAGACAAAAGAATTTACAAACAGGATCTAGAGAATTACTTCGGTAGATGCTCTGAGAGAGATTGTAAAAAAGATAAGAGTGAAACGTAAATTTATATTCCTACCTAGAATCCGCTTGATCTCCTACCTATTATAAGTTAGATTTTCCCTCATGGTGAATACAATTCATGGGGGAAGAGAATGGCACTCACGCTAGTAAAGAACAAACCTGAAGATCAATTATACCTAGAATTCAAAGCAGAAGACAAAGACAAGCAGATTGTCTATGCCGAAGTGTATATCCCTTACAGGATAGATACTGATGGTGAGACAATGACAAAAGAAGATGTGGAGAAAGCAGCCCACAATTTTCTTGCTTCTGGCAAAGTCTTCAAAATTGATGTTCAACATGATTTACAGGAGAGTGGTTGTTTTGTAGTAGAAAGCTTCATTGCCCGAAAAGGATGGGAACCCTTTATAGAAGACTCATGGGTAATGGGAGTAAAGTGTACGGATAGTGTTTGGGAATCTGTTAAGTCAGGAGAGCTTAACGGATTTTCTTTTTATGGGACCACGAAAAAGACTCCAGCTAGAGTGTTGATAGAAGTAACAAAGCAGCTAGCTGGTGCTACAGAGAAGTCTTCTGAAGATGGTCCTCTCCCTCCTCATGAACACACCTATATCATTAACTTCAGCAATGATGGTTCAATTGTCTCCGGTAAGACTGATCTTGTTCTAGAACACTTTCATGCGATTACAAAGGGAACAGCTACCGAAGAAGAAATGGATCATCGGCATAGACTAGTATTGGAGTAGAGCGATGGCTAAAAAGGTCAAAGCAATTACTACTATTATCGAGGACGATGTTACATTTATGACTGATCCAGATGTTCAATTTGTCTCGCTAGTAAAACATGGGGCGAATAGAACACCGTTTAAAGTCCTCAAAACTGAAAAGGAGGATACCCAAATGAAGAAGGTGGTACAGAGTATTCTGGTCAGGAACGACATTTCCAAGGATCAGAAGGAAAAGGCTCTGGAAGGCTTGAGTAAGAAAAGTGCAACCGAGTTCAAGACATTTACTTCTTACCCGCAGCTTTCACTAGATCGATGTGAAGACGAGAGTTTCTCTCTTGTCAAGCACGAAGACATCGATGGAGTCTTTGTTCTTCTCGCAGACCTCAAGGAGGGAGACAATCACCACGGCACCCTTGAAGTAGATGCAAAAGAGGCAGTAGACTATGCCACGATGGATATGCTCTATACGGAGTTGTATTCGATGGCTGATATTGTCTCCGGTACGATGCGGCAGGAGAACGCTGGTCTTGAATTTCGTAAGAGTACTATTCTCACTGCAATTGAGAATTTCAAAACTTTTGCGGAAGTCGTTTTGTCTTCGATGGATGCTTCCAAAGCAGATTGTACCGTCAATCCCGATAACCATCCTACCTTTGCTTTTCCTCTGATCAAAACCGAGAAAGCAGATGTGAAGGATGAAGAAACCGAAGAGAAGAAAGAGGAGACTCCGGAAGAGAAAAAGGAAGAAACCGAAGAGAAGAAAGAGGAGACTCCCGATACCAAAGAGAATGAGGGAATGATTGCTCAGGCTCTTGCCAATCTCTCCACTTCAATTGCTTCTATGACCGAACAGCTTACGTCTTCTTTGAAGTCGATCAAAGAAGAACAGGTGAAACAAAGCGAAGCTCTTAAATCCGAAGTCAAAGATCTGAAGAAAGTTACGACAACGGCTAAGAGTGAAACCGATGAAGAGGATGTGGAAACCAATAAAGGAGACATTTGGGCTGGCACTCTCTTCAATCGTCAATAGTAAATCGTAAATTTTAAAAAGACTGTAAGAAGTAAAGTCTATTTTAATCACAAGGAGGAAACAAATGAAGGATAATCGGTCGATTGTAGAAAAGGCAGACATTGCCGTTAGTAACCTTATCTCCGATGGTGGTTACTTGAATCCCGAACAGAGTAATGCTTTCATTCAGATGATCATCGATCAGCCTACAATGGTCAACGAATGTCGCGTAGTTCGTATGAACTCTCCTAAACGGAAAATCGAGAAGATCGGTTTCGGAAACCGTATTCTTCGCGCTGCTCCCGCTTCTGGTACTGCTCTTGACGCTACCAAACGTGCGCGGCCTGATCTTGGCATGATTGAACTGGAGACAGAAGAGATCATCGCAGAAGTATGGTTGCCCTACGATGTGCTAGAAGACAATATCGAACGCGGTGGACTTGAGCAAACTATCATGGGTATGATCGCGGAACGTGCCGCACTGGATCTGGAAGAATTGATCTGGCTGGGCGATACTGGATCTTCCGATGATTATCTTGCTCTTATGGATGGAGCATTTCAACTCACTCCTACCGGGCATGTTATCGATGCTTCTGGAATCTCTTCTGTCGATAAAGGTCTTTTCAAGACTGCTATTCAGCGTATGCCTACCCGTTATCTTCGCAATCGAAGCATGATGAAGTATTACTGTTCACATCATGTGGAGATGGAGTACCGCGACAGTATTGCGGATCGTGCTACTTCTCTTGGTGATGAAAAAGTCTCCAAGTTTACTCCTATGTTTGCCTACGGTACGCCTGTAGCTCCTGCGGCTATGATTCCCGATGATAAAATCTTCTTGTCTTATCCGAAGAATATCATTTGGGGAGTACAGCGCGACATCATGGTAGAGATGGACAAAGATATCCGTCGGCGCGTACTGATCATCGTTCTTACTCTTCGCTGTGATGTGAAGATCGAAGAGCCGCAAGCGTGTGTGGTTGTCGATGGCTTCACCGATTCCGGTCTGCCCAGCACCACCACTACTACTACCTAATTTTTGGTAGTATAGGAGAGAAGTAAATGGCATTGATTACTACTGTCGGCGGTAACGATAGTGACTCTTACGTTACGGTGCAAGAAGCAGATGCTTATCTAGGTACGATGTACGGAGATGTTCCCGCTAGCTGGGATAATCTGGATGAAGTACCGAAAGAGAATAGGCTAAAAATTGCCGCCTTAATAATGAACTCTTATGGCTGGAGAGGAGTACAAGCTTCACGCGATCAGAGACTTGCGTTCCCGCGATGGTGGAGAACAGACGTAGAGCATGATCTTCAAATGGATTACGAAGATACGTTTGTTAACTTCAGCGACATTACGGAGAACGTCCCCGTAGTACCGACAGAAGTAAAATATGCTCAAATAGAAGTCGCTTATCAAGCTGTCTCCCATATAATGCAATTAGACCCACTGGCTTTTCCTGAAAAGGAGATAAAGATGTTTGAGCTTGGTGGAAGTCTAGGCATTGAATTTTTTGGTAATGCTTCCGATGAAGGTAGTATGAGTAAAGCTAGATTGACTTCTATGGATATTGTGTACGCTTACCTTGGAAAGTGGTTGTCTAAAGTCAAGGGCGCTGTGATATGAGTATCTTCGCGCAAATAAAGTCTTCGGTTAACTCTATACTTCCATCACTGTTTGACGATCCTGATTTGACCACAATGGTTACGTGGAAGAGATTTGAAAATAGTGCGTTCAATGAGAACACCGGAGTAAATGAAGACACCTACAAAGACTTTAAGAGCATACCAGCTATCAGGGTAGATAAGGATATCTCCACTAGTAAATTTGTTCA